TTGGAGTAGTATTACTTAACGGTAATGCATTAGATGCACCAACCAATATAGGAGGATTTAATTTAGGTACAGGTAGAAATGCAGCAGCAGATCTTAACCCAAGTAAATTATTTGACGTACTAGCTTTTTCAGGTAGCTTTAGACTACAATCAGAAGAAACTATTACATCTAACTTTGTATTTGTAAGAGCAAGAAACGCAGAGCTAAATTACTCTACTAACCCATCATTAATTACAGGATCAGGTGAATTACGTCATAACGTAATGATTAACTCGCCTCAAGCATTTATAACTACAGTAGGACTTTATAACGATAATAACGACTTACTAGCAGTAGCAAAACTATCCAGACCTTTACTAAAAGATTTTACAAAAGAAACTTTAGTAAGGATCAAACTAGATTACTAATGAATGAGCGCATTCAAGAAACTAACTCGACAGGATTTTTACGTATCCGACTATACTTCTAAAAAAGGCTGGATAGCATCGGGTAGTACTTTTGATTCCTATAAACTGGAAACCCTAAGAGGGTTCTCTGGTTCAACCCCCGGCTACCCTTATCCTACTGATTACCGTAATAACAGATACGAAAAGCTTACCTATAACAGTATTGCTCAAGTATATTTAGCTGACAGTAACGGTAATGGTACATACGGCTCTAGAGTATTAGACAATAATTTACTAGAAGACAGTACAACTATAGGTATATCTAGAGATCATTATGCTCAAACTACATTAACTCTTTCACAAAGTAGAGTAAGTACTTCTGAAGTTGCAGTAGTATCTATACCGAAAGAAGTTTATGGAGTAGGAATTGAACCTGGAACTGTCGTAATAGAACCACAATTTGAAGAAACAGATAGCTACTATACAGGTAGTAATCAATATGTCGCCGGTCCTGATTGGTCTGAAAACTATGTAGAAAGATTAAACGAATGGTATAATTCATTCGAACTACCTAATACCGGTAGTTATATAGCTGAGTCAGATGATTATGTAAGTGCCTCATATTTAAATGAGTTTCCTATAATAGAATCAGGATCTATTCAGAGATATGAAATAGTAGATAATGGTGAAGGAAAATTAATTTTATCAGGTGCAAATGCACACGGACATTTATCTGCTCCAGAAAGAGCAGTAGGTGATGCTATATATACTCATGGTAATTTAGTTATCACAGATCCTGTAGTAGCAAGATATTATTCAACATATGGTAGATTAGTTGTTAGATGGAAATCAAAACTACCTATTTATACGTATAATGTACACTGTACTGTAAGAGAGTCTGAACTTAATCATACGTTCAATCCTTCTGCAATCAGTGGTTCAGAAAATAATGTTAGAGCTAACCTTACTGGAAGTGAGTTTAAACCATATGTTACTTCAGTAGGATTGTATAACGAGGCAAATGAATTGATAGCTGTCGCTAAAATGAATCGACCGATACCAAAGTCTCAAAATGTAGATATGACATTTGTTATTAAATTAGACATATAATGGCAGTAAAATTTAGAGCACAGAAAGGAACACCGTTAACATATTCAGAGTTAGATAATAACTTTGGATCATATTTCTATTCTGCATCAGTATCAAACACATCAGTTACTTTACACTACCCTGCAAGCTTAGAAGTACCAGTTAACTCAGGTTCAGTAAGCTTCAGTTTAGTTAAAGGACTAGAACAAACAGGAGCAGATAGAAGAATACCTTTTTATAGCGGTTCAAGTGAATTAAGCTCTGATCCTAATCTAGGAGTAGACGTAAGCGGTTCAGTCGGTATTGGAGTAGACTTTACTAACGATTTTCCTTTAGATTACAAATTAACAGTTTCAGGTAGTATTAAAGCTACTGGAACAGTATTCCAAGGTTCTGATGAAAGACTCAAAAAAGATATATACCCTATTGATAATGCTCTAAGTAAAATAGACAGCATTGATGGAGTAAACTTTACTTATAAAGATACTGACGAAAAAAGCATTGGAGTAATAGCTCAACAGATACAAAAAATACTTCCAGAAGTTGTATCAGAACAAAATAATGGCTATCTTAATGTAAACTACTCTGGAATAGTACCAGTATTAATAGAAGCAGTAAGAGAACAAAAAAGCATTATTGACGATTTAGTCAAGAGAATAGAAACATTAGAAAACAAATAAGATGCCAGATAGTAATATTACACTTAGATCGGTAAAAGGTGAATCTCTTTCGCATACTGAAATGGATGCTAACTTTAGAGATTTATTCTACTCTGCATCTATTACAGGTTCAACTATTAGTTTATTTAAGTCCTCTTCAGGAGGAACAAATCCCTTTACAGTAGTAACGTATTTTGATGAAGTAAGATCAAAACCAACATTAGTTTCAGGTTCTTTTCAAATCTATACTACCAGCTCTAGAGATTGGGATGAGGTAAGCGCATCTATAGCTTCTGATTATATAATTAGAGATAACTATCTTTCTTCTTCTTTAGCTCCTAGAATAGCTGATCTAGAAGTATTTAGTTCTTCGTTAGATGCAACATATGCAACAGACGCAGAAGTTACTACAGCAGTAAGCACTCTATCAAGTTCTGCTCACTTAAGAAGAACCCAGATAAGAAATCAAACATCTGCTTCTACACATAATAACTACTTAAAGAATACTACAGATACTTTAACAGGAGATCTAACAGTAACAGGTACGTTAACTGCACAAGAGTTTAATACAGAGTACATTACTTCTTCTGTAATATTAGAATCAGGATCAACAAAGTTTGGTAATTCAGATGATGATACTCATATATTTACCGGTAGTGTAAATATTACTGGTAGTACAACGATCACCGGTAACACAAACATAATAGGTGCACTTACAGCGTCAGCTATACAAGCAACCATATCAGGAAGTATTGACCAAGCAGATAATGCTACTACAGCTTCTTATATACTTGCTACTAATATAGACGGTACAGTAGCTAACTCTACAACAGCATCATTTGCTACGACTGCATCCACAGTTAACTTCAATGGAGGATTAACTACTGGCTCAGAAGTACAGTTTGATAGTTTAGGAGTAGGAGTTGCTGCAACAGGAGCAACAGGAGAAATAGTAGCTACAGGAGACATAACTGCATACTACTCTTCAGATGAAAGATTAAAGGATAACATTACTCCTCTAAGTAATGCATTAGATAAAATAAATCAAATAGGAGGATATGAATTTGATTGGAATAGTGATTCTAGCCATAGCGGCCACGATGTTGGTGTTATTGCTCAAGAAATCGAAAAAGTGCTGCCAGAAGTAGTAGTCGATAGAGATACCGGATACAAGGCAGTTCGTTATGATAAAATAGTCGCGTTATTAATAAATGCTGTTAAAGAGCAGCAGTTACAAATAGATGAGCTAAGGTCAAAGCTCTAGCGGCAGAAACCAACTTATATGGATATGACATACCCTTCCTGGACACACCAGGGTAGGATCTTCAATGAACTTTCAGACTTTCCAGAAGGAACTTACGGCTTTATTTATGAGGTTTTTCATAAACCCTCTGGCTTGAAGTACCTTGGTAAGAAAGTATTGCGATTCGAAAGAAATAAGAAGTTAGGAAAAAGAGCATTAGAAGCTCTACGTGAAGAAAGAAAAGCAAAAGGAATTGGAGGACGTACCCCACTTAAACAAAAGGTAGTGACCGAGTCTGATTGGAAAGACTATTACGGTTCACATCCTAAAATAAAACAACTAGTAAAAGACTCAGACGATCTTAGAAGAGATTTTGAAAGAAGAATATTAGATTTTGTACCTAATAAAAAGCTTCTTACATATTATGAGTGTAAACACCTATTTATAAATGACGTCCTTGAGACATATAGTCATCAGTATATAAATGATAACATCTTAGGGAAGTTTTATAGAAAAGACTTTAACAATGATTAAACTAAAAGAAGTAATAGGATACCCATCCTTACAGTATCACATAGACAACGGACTATCATTACATGAGCATGTCTACCGTTATAACTCTGAAGCCTTTATACAATTGTTTAAAGAAGCAAGAGAAGCTCATAGCAACGAGGATATCGAGTTGAGCGAAGAGGATATAGATCTTTTAGAAACTACAGATATAGGAGAGTACGGAGATTATAATGGAATGAAAGTTCCTTTAGACTTACCAATGGTATCTGTAGGTAAAGCAAATCCATTATTCGAAATAGGATGTATGATTGATAGTATGATTGAAAATGAAGATACTATTGATGAAGCTACTTCAATCGACGAAATGATTGACTTCGACTTAGTAAAAGAATTAGTAGAATCAATCGGCGGTACTATTAACATGGAAAACTTTAGAAAAGCTGTTAAACTACAGAATGAATCTTTTGATTACTCTGGCTTTGATATGTTAAAAGCTTCAGTTGATTATATGAATGAAGCAGAGTACCAAGGTAAAAAAGTAGCACTTAACAAACCAAAGCGTGGAGGATCTAAAAAGTTCTACGTTTATGTT